AGAAGTTGCTCAGCCAGAGATGTGGCTGAAAGCAAATCCGAATCTTGGACGAACTGTAACCTATGAGACTTATCAGCGTGATGTTGAGAGAGCCGAGAAGGTTCCCGCAGCACGGAACGATATTTTGGCCAAGCGGTTCAATCTCCCGATGGAGGGGTACACGTACTTCTTTACATATGAGGAGACTCTTCCGCATCGAAGAAGAGACTTCTGGTCTATGCCCTGCGCTCTTGGAGCAGACCTTTCACAGGGAGACGACTTCTGTGCCTTCACATTCTTGTTCCCGTTGAAGAATGGAGGTTTCGGCGTAAAGGTCCGAAGCTATATTTCTTCAATCACACTGAATAAGCTACCAGTCGCTATGCGAATCAAGTATAACGACTTCCTCAATGAAGGAAGTTTGATTGTGCTTGACTGCACAGTGCTGGACATGATGCAGGTCTACGACGATTTGGATCAGTATATTATCGAGACTGGTTACGATGTTCGATGTTTTGGCTTTGACCCGTACAATGCCAAAGAATTTGTTGAACGATGGGAAAGAGAGAACGGGCCGTTCGGCATCGAGAAAGTCATTCAGGGTTCAAAGACCGAATCTGTCCCTCTTGGCGAGTTAAAGACTTACGCCGAAGAGCGAATGCTGATCTTTGACCAGGAACTTATGACTTTCACCATGGGTAACTGTATTACTCTGGAGGATACCAATGGTAACCGTAAATTGCTAAAGAAGCGTCGCCAAGACAAGATTGATAACGTGGCAGCCATGCTTGATGCCTATGTCGCATGGAAGGCTAACCGTGACGCTTTTGAATAATCACTTTTAAATGGGAGTAACCTATTATGAACTATTACGGTTACAACTTCACCTGTGAGAGCACTCTCCAGCATCACGGCATTAAAGGCCAAAAATGGGGTATCCGTCGTTATCAGAATGAGGACGGAACTTGGACGGCTGCTGGGAGAGAACGTTATGGAAATGAACGTTCTTTTAGTGGAAATGCTCGCCGAGCTCTTGCAAAGGTTTATGACATTAACGAGCGGTTTTATTCCAAACGTGGAAACTCTGCGATGGCTGAAGCGAACAGAAAAGTAAAAGAGCAAATGCTTGAGAAAGCTAAGGCTTCTGATGAGAAAAAAGCAAATAAACTTTTACGAAAAGATGAACAGCTTGAAAAAGAGTTTAATGAGTCCATGACTTCTCAGCAGGCTGAAATACGCTTGACACGGATTATCAGACGCGACATTGAAGCCGGTCAGTTATCGGCCGAACGTATTTTTAAGAATCTCACTGGTGCAAATCAAGAATTAGCAAATGCCACATCTGCGGTTGTCAAGAGACAAATGCTCGAAAAGCAGCGAAAAGACATGCGGTCGAAAATGTCAACTGGCCAAAAAGTGATTGACACGTTGTATGGAAATTCTGAAAACCACGTTAAAATGTCATATTTAACTGGCGATTATAAGAAACTTCGATCTGCGTATGAATCGTCTAAGGGCGATGCTTTGACAGATGCCGCTAAACAAAAAGTAAAATCCGACCGTCGAATGGCCGAATACCAGCGTCAGCAGGAACTCGCTAAAATTTTGCGCGAGAACGAGAAGCACAATAATGCGGCGAATTAAACACCACAAGAGGTGAAATTCAAAATGGAAATGTATGGCTATTCTTTCCAGCGCGAAGAGGATCTTATGCACCATGGTATCAAGGGTATGAAGTGGGGTGTAAGACGCTGGCAGAATGCTGATGGCACCTTCAATGAGGCTGGCAAAAAGCGTTATTTTAGCGAGGGATCTGGTGAAAACTATCATTCTGTTGGTGGAACAGCTCGGAGAGCACTCGCTAAAGTTTATGACGTTAATGAGCGTTACTATTCTAAGCATGGCAATCAAGCTATGGCATCGGCCAATAAAGCCGTAAAGGATAAGCTGCTGGCAAAAGCAGATGCTGCTGATAAAGCCAAAAAAGAGGCTACAGAATCTCGAAAAATTGCAAAGGTTGAGAAGACTGTTGGAAAATTTGAGTCAAAGCTTTCCAAGCAGAATGAATCAACGCTTGCTGGTAGAGAAAAGACCAGAGCTAAGCTCGAGAAAAAAGGAGCTTCAGAAAAACTGAAGGATTTCGACAAGGGTACACAGTATGTCAAAGCTGGCCAGACTCGAGTCAAGCAGGCTGTTGATACGTATAAGTCTATGCGAATCTCTGCCATCAAAGATTCTTCTGTCAAAAAGAGTTCCGCTTATAAGCAAGCTGTGAAAGAATTCAACAATATTTCTCGCAGTGGTATTCCTCTGAGTACATTGGCCTATGCCATGGAAGAAGCAGCAAAAGATGTGTAACTTCTAAGGAGGGCCGTGTATGCCCACAATGACTGAAAGGCTCCAGCATGCATGGAATGCCTTTAACAACAAAGATCCCACTCCTGTCCCGTCCATAGACTTTTACTACGGCGGGTCTTCTTATAATCAGAGCAAACGCCATTCCTCGTACAGCAATGAGCGTTCTATTGTCAATTCGATATTTAATCGTATTGCGGCTGATGTCGCAGCCGTCGATATTCGAAATGTTCGACTTGATGATAAAGGCCGATTTAAGGAGATGATCGACTCTGGCTTGAATAACTGTCTCTCAGTTGAAGCTAATGTTGATCAGACAGGCCGTGCAATGATCCAGGATGCTGTCATGTCTATGTTCGATGAAGGCGTTGTGGCCATCGTTCCTGTAGACACGACCATCAATCCGCTTCTCTCCAATGGGTATGACATAAAGACTCTGCGGACAGGGAAGATCAAAGAATGGATGCCAAAGCATGTAAAGGTTGAACTCTATGACGAGAACACAGGCCGTCGAAGAGAAGTTGTTCTTCCCAAAAAGATGGTTGCCATCATAGAGAATCCATTCTACTCCATTATGAACGAGCCTAACTCGACTCTTCAGCGGCTTATCCGGAAACTCAATCTTCTGGATGCGGTTGATGAGCAGAGTAGTGCTGGGAAACTGGATTTGATTATTCAGCTTCCTTACGTTATTAAGACTGAAGCTCGCAAGCAGCAGGCTGAGAAACGACGCAAAGACATCGAGATGCAGCTTGCTGGTTCTAAGTATGGCATCGCCTATACTGATGGAACTGAGCGAATTACGCAGTTGAATCGACCGGTTGAAAACAATTTGATGAATCAAATCAAGTATCTGACTGAGACACTGATGGGCCAGTTGGGTATTACGAATGAGATTCTCAATGGCACAGCCAACGAAGAGACTATGCGTAATTACCAAAATCGAATCATCGCCGTTATCTGTACCGCTTTTGTGGAAGAGATGCGGCGAAAATTTTTAACCAAGGCTGCCCGAACTCAGGGGCAGTCTATTTCTTTCTTCCAGGATTACTTCAAGCTTATCCCTGTTTCAGCTCTTGCCGACATCGCCGATAAGTTCACCCGCAATGAAATCCTATCTTCCAATGAGGTAAGAAGCATTATCGGTATGAAACCGAGTGATGACCCGAAGGCTGATGAACTGCGAAATAAGAACTTGAATCAGTCGAAAGAGGCTGAAGTGAGTCCAGAGAATGAAATAAAGGAGACAAATCAAAATGGGACCTAAGTTTGACTTTAGCGGTTGGGCAACCAGAAATGATCTGCGTTGCTCCGATGGCCGCACCATCCGTAAGGATGCATTCAAAGATAACGACGGTCAGACCGTCCCTCTTGTTTGGCAGCATCGTCATGATGACCCGACCAACGTTCTCGGTCACGCTCTGCTCGAGAATCGTGATGAGGGCGTTTATGCCTACTGCTCTTTCAATGAGACGGACTGGGGCCAGTATGCCAAGGCGCTTGTGCAGCATGGTGATATTACCTCGCTGTCTATTTACGCCAATCAGCTTCAGCAGCGTGGTGGAGATGTTCTCCATGGCGCGATCAAGGAAGTAAGTCTTGTCCTGGCCGGGGCTAATCCTGGTGCCTATATCGACAATCCGGTTCTCTCTCACTCCGATGGCACTGATGAGCCGATTCTCGAAGAGGCCATGATTTTCTCTGGTGAGGAAGGACTTGAATTAAGTCATGCCGATTCTGAGGAAGAGCCGGAGGACAACAAGGAGAAAGATGACGTGAAGACTGAACCGAAGGAGAAGACCGTCAAAGATGTCTTTGATGAATTCACCGAAGAGCAGAAGCAGGTTGTCTACTTCATGATCGGTCAGGCACTGGAGGAAGCCAATGGCAAGTCCACTGACACCGACGAAGAGAAGCCTATCCAGCACTCCGATGATGACGACACTGACGAGGGCAACGGCAAAGAGAAGACTGTTAAGCAGGTCTTCGATTCCCTGACTGAAGAGCAGAAGCAGGTCGTGTATTTCATGATCGGCCAGGCTCTTGAGGACGCCAAAACCAACAACAAAGAAACTGAGGTCGAGCATTCGGACCTCGAAGGAGACGATATTATGAAGCACAATGTGTTTGATGCCCAGACTGCCCCTGAGGGCGCTTTCCTCTCTCACGCTGATGAGATGCAGATCATCGCTGACGCTCGTGACTGCGGCAGCTTTAAGAAGGCTTTCGAGGCTTATGCCGCGGAGCATGAACTGGCCCACGCCGATGATGATCCCACGCCCGTGAGCCCCAAGGCCGTGAGCGGCTTTGGTTCCTACATCGTTCCCCCTGCCACTGCGGCCAACATCGACCTGCTCTTCCCTGAGTTCCGCAATGTCCGTCCCGGCGCTCCCGAGATCGTCACCAACGACCGTGCATGGGTAAAGCAGGTTCTCGGTAAGATCCACAAGACTCCGTTCAGCCGTATCCGTACTCAGCAGGCTGACCTTCGTGAGATTGAGGGGCTCCGTGCGAAGGGTGCGACCAAGGGCATGGAGAAGTCTCTGGTCGATGGCTACAATGTCGCCAAGCGTGAGACCGCCCCGACGACCGTGTATGTCAAGTCCGCTCTGAACCGTGATGACGTTCTGGACATCCAGGACTTCGGTTATATCGACTACCAGTATGGCATTGACAAGATGGTG